CTGTAAGTACCTCGGCAGTTATAGGAACCAAATATTACGTCACCACCTCTGGTGGCTTTTCAAGTTCAGCAGACACGCCAAGCGTTAATGCAGGATTAGCAATTTCAACAACATCTTTACTTTTGAATGGAGACTCATAATGAGCCAGACTATAACTAGAAATGACGGCAACGTAAGCGTTTATGTATTTGACGACAGCGTTAATGTCGATCTTTCAGCAACACCTAACGCGACTGTGCGTAATAACGGCGGCAACGATTTTGATATCGGTGACCTTAATGGCAGTAATGCAACCCTACACTCAGGCGTAACTGCTCCTGACGAATGGCAAGGCGGCAAGCATACCTATAACGGCAGTGCTTGGGGCGATGTTAGCGGATGGGTAGACCCCGCAGCAGGAATGCTTGAGTCTGACAAAGTGCGCTATGCAGCTAACAGTGCTTATAGCTCGACTTTCACCGATGCTGTGCAGACTGAAATAGACCGCATTAAGGCTCTCTAGTGAGCGAAGTTAGCAACCATGCTTACTTATATGCTTGTGTTAGTCATAGGAGGACAAACTACCGCTGTTAGTTGTAGGGATACCTTGTGTTTTGAAGATTTGTCTAGGTGTCAGACTTTTGCACAAAGGCTAAGTTACCGTCCTGATAACCCCGAAATATTTGCCTATTGCGAGGAAGTACGATGATTGAAATCGCAGTAGCAGCTCAAGCTGCTTTCAAAGCATATACCCTCCTGAAAGCGGGGGTAGACAGAGGCAAAGAAATTGGAGAGATGCGGTCTACAGTCAGGCAATTTTTTGATGCCAAGCAAGATATAAACGAAGCGGTTAAGCAAGAAGAAAAGCGGCAAGCAAAGTATGGTTTAGAGGAAGGGTCAACGCTAGGTGAAGCAATTGACTACATAGAAGAGCAGGAGGCTGTAGCCAAATTAGAGCATAAAATAAAATGGATGTATATTGACCAAGGTAAAAGCGCAACTTGGGGAAAAATTGTTGCAGAGAATAATAGACGGCAGCGGCAGAGAGCTTTAAAAAACAAGATGCGGTTTAATAAAAAGAGCGCCGACGCAGAGTTAATAAAAACTGTTGTTTTAGTATTTGTTTTTATAGGGCTAGGAGTAGGAACGATAGCTGCTATTTTATTGTTGATTTTTAGTTTGAGTGCAGAGTAATGAAACTAGACCCAGTTTTACTGAATATGGCCTGTAGTTGGTCTAAAAAAGCTTACCGAGAAGAGTATGTGGACGATTGCATAAAAATAGAAAACAAATGGACCTCTACCACCGCCCTGATAGCTAAACGAGAAAGCATTGATATTATTGCCTTTCGCGGAACTCAACAGAAGATCGATATCCTCACAGACCTTTGCGTTATACCCGTCTGGTATGCTGGCAGACTTTGCCACGGTGGCTTTGCTCTAGCGCATAAATCTATTTGGAAACAAATACTTCCGCACATAGACCCGAATAAACGCACCTTGATTACAGGCCACTCACTCGCTGGAGCTCTCGCAGAGCTCTCCGCGGCCAAATTGATGCAGGAAAATAAAAAGAGAAAAAATAAGAAAGACATTTATAAAAACATAAACCTCGTCACGTTTGGAAAGCCGAACGTCTTTTTCAAAGGTTTTAAACGTCCTATGGAGTTGGATACCCAACTGTCCGTTATAAACCATTGTGATGCTGTGGCAATACTGCCAAAAGTGTGTTACGGGCCCTCTACGTCGCAGCGAGTGCTGTATTTTGGAGGGAACGGCCTTAACCACATTGATCCCTCTAAAGAATTTAAAAAAGAAGATAGGAAACTGGGTGAAATAAAAGAACGCGCGACCGACCACTATATTGATAATTACAAAAAACGGCTCCAAGATTTCTTGGAAGAACAGGACAAGATTTTAAACGAGGATGAGATCAAAGAACTTAACAAAATGGCTGACGAGGTGGAAAATGCTTAGAATTTCTGTGCTGTGTTTACTGATGACAGGGTGTAGTCTTAGTCAAATAAAAGATGCTGAAGTTGTTTATTGTAATCCAATTTTGCAAGCGGGACGGACCGTTGCTAGGGCTGGTTTAACTGCCGTAACTGGTGTTCACATGGTAGACGTCTGTCAAACCATAGAAGAAATGACAGAGAAAACAGATGAAACTTAACGGGTTAGGGTTACTGCGTACCCTTGCTCCAACCATTACCAAAACGATTGCCTCTAGCAATCCCGTGGCGGGAATGGCAATTAAAATGTTATCCGACCGATTAGGTATTAACGAAAAAGACCCCGTTAAAATAGAAAAATTCTTAGAAAAAAACCCTGAACGAGTGGCGGAAGTTAAAGAGGTAGATAGGGCTTTTGAAGACAAAATCCGCGAAATGGAAATCGACCTTGAGGCTTTCCAGATTGAAGCAGATTCTGCAAAAGATGCCCGCCAACATTTCAGCAAGGACCGAACAAGCAAAGCGTTTGCTCTCATCAGTCTTGTAGGGTTTTTGGTATACTGTTTCTTTGTCACGTTAATGGGCGAAGAGGTGTCTGCTGCCACGACCAACCTCGTAATCGGCTACCTCGGGGGCCTTGTGTCGTCGGCGGCAAGCTCGTTCTACGGCTCCAGCAGCAACATCAGGAAATAAAATGGAAAAGTTAATTCAGATGCTTAAAAGCCATGAAGGCGAAGTAAAGAACAACAACGGCAGGCATGTAGCCTACAAATGTCCGGCGGGAACTTGGACAGTAGGAATTGGTCGAAACATTAATCCTGAAAACGGGCTAGGCCTTTCAGATGAAGAGGTAGATTATCTCTTAGAACGTGATATCGAGCGCGTGACTACTGAGCTAACGCAACAGTATCCGTGGTTTTTAAGTTTAGATTCTGTGCGGAGAGATGCTATGATCCAATTAGGCTTTAATCTGGGGGTAGGATCCAGATTACGGGGGTTTAAAAAAGCCCTTCTCGCTATGGAACAAGGCGACTATAAAAAAGCAAGCACAGAGTTTCTGGACAGTCGATGGCGAAAACAAGTAGGGGCAAGAGCCCTTGAGATTTGTGACCTCATCGCAACCGGAACGTATTTGGTGGAATGAATGAGTTATTTCCGACTGGCGTTAAAAGCAGGCATCGACAAGCAAAACACCGAATATGGTGCGGAAGGTGGATTTACGGACGGGGACAACGTCCGTTTTCGGTTTGGGCTTCCCGAAAAATTAGGAGGATGGACCTACTTCAATGGCGCGCCTAATTACCTCGTTGGTTTTGCGAGTGAAACTTTTTCTTGGAACAACACCGCAGGCACTCCTTATTTAGCCGTAGGCACTAATAGAAAGATTTATGTTTCCGTAGGCGGCGCGTGGTCCGACATAACGCCCCTGCGAGAAACGACGGCGGCGGGCGACGTAACCTTTGCCGCGGTCAACGGATCAGCTTTGCTCACGGTAACAGATGCCGGCCACGGCGCAGAGACCGGAGACTTTGTCACTTTCTCTGGCGCAGTAACCTTGGGCGGAGTTATCACGGCGGATGTTTTAAACGCAGAATACGAAATCACCGAAGTCTTAAACTCTTCCACCTACACGATTACCGCGCCTGTTTCCGCTAACGGCAGTGATACAGGTAATGGCGGCTCTTCTGTTGTTGGCGCTTATCAGATTAATGTGGGGGCTGACCGCAGTTTTTTCGACTTTGGGTGGGGTACGGGAACGTGGGGAGCCGGCACGTGGGGAACCGCCCGTACTGTAGTGGCTCAACCGACTATTTTTGCTCGCATTTGGAAGTTTGACCAGTTTGGACAAGTTTTGATTATGCAGGCGGTGAATGGGTCTATTTATCAATGGAACCCTTCGAGTGGCACAGATCAGCGGGCTACAGTGATTTCAGGAGCTCCGACAAAAAGTACGTTTGCGTTAATCACGTCTCCAGACAGGCACTTAGTTTGTTTTGGGACGGAGACCACCGTGGGTGACCCCACGACGCAAGACCCTCTTTTTGTGCGTTTTTCTGATCAAGAAAACATTAATGTGTTTACTGAGAGTGTGACTAATACCGCAGGCGGTCAAAAGCTTTCAGACGGCAACCGGATTATGACAGCGGTCCGCTCGCGTGGTCAGGTCCTTATTTTTACGGATACCTCACTGCACGGCATGCAGTATATTGGTCCTCCGTATACGTTCGGTTTTCAGCAACTTGGCAGCAACTGCGGAGCTCTAGGCCCTCATGCCGCTGTTGACGTGAATGGATTAGCTTTATGGCTCGGGCACGAAGCTTTCTACGCTTTTGACGGCACGGTGAAAAAATTACCATGCACCGTCCAAGACTATGTTTTTGGTGATATAAATTTGATTCAGGAAGATAAAGTCTATGCGGCCTTAAATTCTGACTACAACGAGATTACGTGGTTTTATTGCTCGGCAGGTTCTGATTTTGTAGACCGTAACGTGACCTATAACTATCTGGAGAATGTCTGGTCCATAGGAACACTAGCCCGAACGTCGTGGCAGGACGTAGATTCGTTTAGCAAGCCAGTGGCTACTGAATATTTCAAAGACAACACCTCGGCAACTTTAACGACTATTTATGGCCTGACCGCCGGCAGGAGTCTGGTTTACAATCAGGAAGATGGCTTCAACCAAGCCGATGGGACGGCTATCGTGGCTTTTATTGAGTCGGGTTATTTTGATCTTGGCGACGGTGAAGAGATGGTCTACATGAAACGCTTTATTCCTGACTTTAAAGACCAAGCGGGAAATATCGTGGTTAATCTTTTGTTACGGGCTTATCCGCAGGCCACCGCTAACCCAAGTTCCTTGGATCCCTACACAATTACACCGACTACACAAAAAGTCGATACCAGAGCTCGGGGCAGGCAGATTGCTTTAAAAATAACGAGTTCGACCGTGGATGATAATTGGCGCTACGGAACGCTTCGAGTTGACATACAACCGGATGGATTAAGATGAGCAAGATTGCAAATGTGCGTTTGCCGAATGCTGGACAAGGTGAGTACGATCCGCAACAGTTCGATCAGTTGGTGCGATCTCTTGAACAGATTGTTTTGCAGCTTAACAGTTCCTATACGCCGGTAGTGACGCAACAGACCAGTAACGCCCGTGCGTGGTTTGAGGGAACTTAGATGGCTGATAAATACTTACATCAACGAGCCATCCCTTCTGCGGCGACCGAAACCACGCTATATACCGTACCCGCGGCAAACACAGCGATTATCAAATCTTTACGTGTAACCAACGCGGATGCAAGCAGTTCTGATATTTCGATCAAACAATACGATTCGGCGGCCGGCACGGCGGTTTTTTTGTATAAAGAACAAGCGTTGGTGGCTGATGCGACGGCGGACATCTTTGGAGGCGTCCCGTGCATCTTGGAAACCGGCAATGTTTTAAAGGTTATTTCTTCACAGGCCAATGTCAGTTTTTTCCTGTCTTATCTCGAAGTGGACAGAGATTGATATAGGGGTCATAATTACAAAATTCACGTCCCCCGACGTGCGGTCCTGTGTGGCCCAATGGCTAAAAATATAAGGATACATCATGGCAGATGCTGCAATGTCGGGACCTATGCAAAATCCCGAACCCACAATGGAAGACTTTGCTGTCGTCGAACAGATACGGCAAGAAATTCCTGCTTCGGAAATTAATGAGACCCTTCTTTCGACGGCGGTCGAGGCCGACCCAATTGCGGTGGCCGAATTCAAAGCCGAACTACGCGATCTCGAACTCCCTGTAGAAGTCCTTGACGTTCTTAACGACATGGTCGATGAGATACTTGCGTCTCCTGACCGTTATGCTGAGATTCGAGCGCATTACAAAACAAAAGACATGCCTGATGAGATGCTCCCTGAGACATTCGATCCAGAGTTCTTTGGCGCGTTAAACATGGCTTTAGATGAAATCCGAGCAACTTCTGGCGCACAGGCTAGGGCTCCACAACGGTTTGCTAAGGGCGGCGTGGCGTCTTTACGTCCGATTGCTTCTGCCATGGCTGAACAAGGCCGTTATGGCGACACGATGCTTGCCCACATTTCACCCATGGAAGCGGATGTTTTAAAACGAATGGGAGGCAGCGGGACTATTAATCCTCGCACTGGGCTTCCTGAATTTTTTCTTAAAGGTCTTGGCAAAATTTTCAAAAAGATAGGCAAAGCGGTTAAGAAATTTGCGAAGAGCACCATAGGAAAAATAGTAATTTCTACGGCTCTTTTTTTAACGCTAGGGCCTATGGCCGCAGGTGCATTGGGACTACAGGCGGGCACAGTAGGTGCTGCCGCGGTATCGGGTTTTGTTGCCGGAGCAGGTAGTTCTTTGCTTGCAGGCAACAATTTAAAAGATTCGTTAAAGGCCGGAGCTATTGGCGGAGTTACCGCTGGAGCCGTGCAAGGTATATCAACTGCCGTTGGCGGACCCCCAGACATTACCAAACCCCTTGAAACTACGGTTGACGTAACCGATGTAACTGTTTCTCCCGACAGTATTGTAGATATAACGGCAGCCGGCACTCCTGCTTCACCGGGGATTCCTGCGCCTTCCGCGGACCCTTTAGTAAGAACTCCGGTTCAAAGTGTTGCCGCATCACCGTTGCCTGTCGATAAATTTTCGATTGATCAAGCTACGAAGCTAGCTATGCAAAACGATCCGGGTTCATTGGCAGGAGG